TTTGCCTATGACAAACTTAAAGGTGTAGAGATCCTGAAAGATGAAACATTCGGCATTAGAAATGAGCCGATAAGTATTCCCATCGGCCCAGGATATATTAATTGCAGGACGTCGCAGTGATCTTCATCAATTGAATTGGTCTGATTTCCCACTTTCGAGAATCAACCAATGTGTCACCTGCTGAACACTTTCCGTTGATACATGAAGGCTTGTTGTCCTGACCGCAAACACCATAGAAGCCATCGATCCAAGCTCTAACATTTGTAGATTCAGGAATGCCATTGCCAACCATTTCAAAATATCCAAACTCATTTGTCTTCACTGGACCGAGAAGTGAATTGCAAATTCCAACCATGCAAAGAGGCATATTCCACAGATCAACGTTTACATCTTTCATCGGCTTACTCAATCCGCTTAAAACATCCTTCTCATACACCCAACCATAGCAAGTCTTTGGCGCATGATTGTGGCACATCAATACAGAGCCGCCTTGCTTACAGGCCTTATACTCAACAGCGCAAGCCTGACCAACAACTGCATCCGTACAAGCCTCTAAAGACCCACTGTATGGAGGCATAGAAACCCACTTCAAATCAGCACTCGCCTGCTTACACTGACCAACCTTTAAACCAAGCTCTGTGATTCGCACAGGATCAAGTCCAGGCTCATCGACAACAACAGGCATAGTCGTCGTAGGTGCGCTCGGCAAAGTCGTAGTCACGGGTTCATTAGGCACATTAGGTGACTCGCCTTTAGGTTCACACGCAGACAATACAAACGCAGATAAGTAAACGCATAGCACAATGCAACTCTTTTTCATTTGATTAACTCCATTGGGTTGTTGAATGCTCACCTCATGAGCAATGAGGACGATACTTGCGAAGATAAACTCTATCAACACTTGCTTTCCGCACTTAGCCACGCGACTAAAGCCTTGGCATACTCGCATCAAAAGTCGCATACGGTTAAAGATCTGGAAATATCAAAGAACATGGCCCTCGCAGTATTGTATCTAGTCAATGCTGACCATGTACTTAACCCAAATGACCTGACGCTCTCAGATCAAAAGATGCAACTAAATCAGGCAATCTACTTAATCCAACAACAAATAAAAAAGATAGAGGACGCTAATGACGTTACACGAATTTGCAAAGATACTCTGTGAAATTGAAGGTAAGAAAAAACAAATCAACATCGCGCAGATGAAAGAAGTCCTCAAAATTCTTATCAATCTTGACGCTGAAACATACCATAAAATGGTTTGCCTTTTCTCTAAGCAACGTACTAAAAATCAAATAAAAGAAATGAAAGAATTAGTAGAGTAAAAACAATTTGAAAGGAAGATGAAATGACAAACACAACTGAATGCAAAGACCTATTCTCGGCACTAGCAAAAGCACAGACAGAAATATCAGGCGCACTGAAAGACTCAGACAACCCATTCTTTAAATCCAAATATGCTGATCTCGGATCTGTCATGGATGCTTGTCGTGGGCCGCTCACTAAAAACGGCCTTTCATACATTCAGAAAACATACTCTGAGAATGATAAGTACTACATCGAAACAATTTTAGCTCATGCTTCAGGTCAGAGCATGTCGAGCGGAAAGCTGGAAGTTTTAATTTCAAAGCGCGATGCCCAAGGCTTCGGATCTGCCATTACTTACTTTAGGCGCTATCAACTATCAGCATTGGTTGGTGTTGCTCAAATTGATGATGATGGAAATCAAGCAACCGGAAAGCAAATTGAACCGCAACGCCCACAGACACAAACACAACAAAGGCCTAGTGTTGTGACAAAACCTCAAGCGCAAACAACACCACAAAGACCAGTAACAAACTACGCACCGCAAACAGCTGCAGAGGCGGCTCTTATGAATAACCTTGGAAAGTAAAGATGAAATCGGAGGGGAAATCATCTTGGACAAGTGTGTTCACAAGTCACTACTTAAAAGCAAACAACATTACCACAAGGAAAAAGCAGGACTACGCAGCAGTTCACTGCAGGCATTTAAAGTTCACCACCTCGTTTCAGAAGCTAAGCTTTACTGTGTGGAATGCATTCATATTCCGAGCATTCATCGAAGGCGTGATTCACCTAAGATCCGCAAAATATTTGGTCAATCACTATGATGAATTACATGAGTTTCTAAAAGATGATCTCGAAGATGTTCACAAGAAAACGGGATCATCAATCATCACCAAGCTACAACTAAAAACATTTCAAGACTGGATCAGAACAGGCGTCATCAAAGCGCCCTCTCAAGGAGGAGAGCATGGCATTACTACAAATAACAGGGCTTTGGGAAAAACAATCAAAGCAAGGGACTAGATACTTTTCTGGAGATATCGACAAAAATGTCTTTGTTTACATCTATGAAAACACAAATAAAAAGAATGCAAACTCCCCAAGTCACATTCTCTACTTTGCCACAGATAGAAACACCGACTCTAATGACCCTGGAGTTGGAGCGCAAACCCAAGATCATCAGAGATTGCTAAGCACAACAATTAAGGAATTGGAAAAACTAATTAAGAAGAAAATTGAAAAGATTCAAGGGGGAGAAAGTGATTGGTTCTACAACCAGGCCGACTAAATATTATCCGTTTTGTTCAAGCATTAGGTGCTCAAAGTATAAAGCAGAAGGAAAACTAAAAACCAACATAACCGGAATGCCAATCGACTGCCCAGACTGTGGCTCATCACTCTATTGGTCTAAACAGCCAAAGATCAGACAGAGAGCGCCAGTAAATAGAAACCTAATCGGAACAGGAAGGTTTAAGCATAAACCAAATGGAAACCACTTCTAATGAAAACACTCTTAATCGATGTCTTGAGTTTAATCATCTCCCTATGCCACCGAGCGTTAATGAAAGTCTCGCCTCAGTACGCGGTCGCTTTATCAAGACGAATGTTGCACGCGTCTTTGAACGGAGAGTTCTTCATTACTTTAACACCCTTGCAGAACAGCAAAAAAGAGCAGTGGGTGATTTCAAAAACGCCCTCTTTAAACAGAGACCCAAAGACAGGAAAATTCTCTTCGAAGCAAAATTCTACTTCCAAGAATCAGATCTATACAGGCAGACAAAAGGCAAGGACGCAGAAAAAGGCGAGCCAAAAAGAAAAGACACCTCAAATAGAATTAAACCTCTCGAAGATAGAATCTCAGAAAACATAAATATCGATGACAAATATTTCTTCTTCGTGTGGGTATCCAAACACCATATTGATTCAGACCAAAGTCTAATCGCTTTCCCAGATGGATATTGTTCTGTTCGACTTTCAATCATTCCCACGACAGAATAGATCATGGACATCAATGAAGAAGAGTTCGAACTTAACGACAAATCAAACCCAATAGATCTAGTCAAAGCATTCTCTGCAATCCTATCCGCATTTGAAACAGATGACGGCGAGAGAATCTTCACAACCATGCTCGGTGACGAAATACTTATGGTGGAAATCGGAACAAAAAGATTTAGAGTCATGATCCAGGACACTGCTAAATTCTCTTGACAGGACTTTGATCTAGCTAAACTCTTAATGCGTGTAGACATAGGAGGATAAACATGGCGAAATCAAAGAAAGCAAAAGCTAAAGGCTCTAAAAAAACCAAAGCTTACGCAAAATAACGGGGTTTACCCGATAGAGAGAGGGCCAGGAAACTAGCCCTTTTGTTTTTATAAATGCCAGTGGCATCCCAGTGGGAGAATAATGGATTATTTTCTATCTAGAGCAACAAGCTCTTCATCAATTCTAGCAATCTCATATCCAAGAACCTCTTCTGCCATTTTTAAATGGTCAACCAAAGCCTTAGATAAGCTAAGAGGAATTACTTCGCTCAATGCGAACTCCCCTCTAACCTTGCACAATTCAGAAAGCTTCTCTCTTAAAAACCTGCTCTGGAATCTTAGTCTTAATTCTTTATCTGTCATAACGTCCTCCATGCATTACTTATCGGACTGTCCACAGAAAACTTTAGCTAAATTTTGGTTAATTAATCCCTATTCGCTTCTCGGTTTAACACATAAAAAACTTAAATTTTCTCAGTTTGGGGCGGCAAATGTCTGAAAATAGTAAGAAGATGGGAAGGCCAAGAATTGAAATTGATTGGGACGAGTTTGATAAACTTTGCGCGATACAATGCACACTCAATGAGATTGCCTCATGGTTTGACTGCTCAATCGACACAATCGAAAACCGCGTTAAAGAGGTGCATGGCATAACTTTTTCGGAGTATTTTGACCAAAAGAGAGGAAAAGGAAAAGCTTCACTAAGAAGGCTTCAGTTCCAGTTAGCAGAAAGCGGCAATCCGACCATGCTAATTTGGCTCGGCAAACAATGGCTTGATCAGTCAGATAAGCAAGAAATAGATCATAAATCAGAAGATGGAAAAGGATTAAACATCACCTTGAACTATGCAAGAAAAGGAAAAGAGTAAGCCGTACTTTTCTATGTTTAGTCCTGATGTCATCCCGATGCAAAGGGAGGTCGTGGACTTCCTTGATGAGTGGGATTACTCGACCGGCACACCAGAAATACTTCTGTCTGGATCTTACGGCTCATCAAAATCAATCTTGATGGCTCATCTAATTGTCAGGCATTGCCTATCATGGTCAGGTGCCAGGGTTTGTCTAGGCCGAAAAGGGATGCCAGATCTCAAAGCAACAATCTTTAAAGAAGTAATTGAGCACATATCTGAGGACTTCATTGAAGGAAAGCATTACTGGATTAATCACACCACTGCGCAAATTACATTTCTGAATGGCTCGGAGATCATATCAAGGTCGTGGTCTGACAAGCGTTACAAAAAGGGCAGGTCACTCAAGCTCTCAATGCTTGTGTTTGAAGAGTTAAGTGAAAACAATCACGAGGATATGGAAGCATTTAAGACCCTTAAGGCGAGGCTTCGGCGCCTACCCAACATCACAGAAAACATTCTGATAGCTGCGACAAATCCAGAAGGCCCATCACATTGGGTTTACAAATATTTCATTGAAGAAAAAGTACACACAAGAAAAGTATTCTACTCGCTCACAGAGCAGAATCCATATCTTGACCCCATCTACATTCAGCAACTGAAGCAGGACCTAAGCCCACAAGAGGCGAACAGATATCTTAAGGGACAATGGGTAGAGATAGACCACGAAAACATCTATTCGGCTTACAAGAAAGAAAGAAACTTTAAGGCGCAAGCATATGAGATCAACAAGCCTCATCCGATTCATTTATGTTTCGACTTCAACATAGGCACAGGAAAGCCAATGTCATCATGCGTATTTCAATACATCGATGGGACATTCCATGTTTTTGATGAAGCAGTTGTTCATGGTGCTAGAACATTAGACATCATGGAGGAGTGGTTTGACCGCGGACTATTCAACCCTGCAACTGAGATCATTATTCATGGTGATGCTGCCGGAAACCACAGAGATACAAGATCAACACAATCAGACTATGATCAGATAAAGAAGTACTTGGGTCAGATACCTGGACTAAGGTTTAAGATGGAAATCCCCTTGTCTAATCCTCCAATCAGGCAAAGACACAATCGAATTAATTCCCATTGCATTAACGAGCTTGGGCAAATTAGGCTTTACCTTTATGAAAAGTGTAAGACTCTTGATGAGGGCTTGAGATTGACAGCCTTCAAAAAGGGGGCAAACATGGTTGAAGATGACAGTTTTTATGCGCAGCATATTACTACTGCATTAGGTTACGGTGTGACCTACGTTACGAATAAGAGCAAAACAACGGTAACTTCACAAAAGGTCAGATAATGTCAGAGATAGATTATCTAAACACGAGCATCAGAAAAGTTTTAATTGAAGATCTTAAGTCACCAGAGAATGAAGAGCGAAAGAAGCTCTCTATAAAGCAGTTCGAGATCTTTAAAGACCGCGCACTTTACTTTGTTAGAGAATACTTAAAGTCTTTCTATTCGCAAGACACCATCAATGAAATGCCGCTCATTGGATCTATTAATCTCGCCAAGCGTGTTGTTAGTAAAGAGGCTGGCCTGTATGTCAATCAACCAAAGCGCACATTCACAGGGCTATCAGAAGAACAGGCAATGCAAGTTGAGCAGCTTTACTCTTTACTCAAAGTTAACACTGTGATGCTTAAGGCAAATCAGATGTTCAAAGACCAGGACCAGACACACGTCCAGGTTTGCTTGATGAATGGAAAGCTTAAGATCAGAAATCTTTGGCAACACCAACTCGATGCCGTCCCCTCTCCAATGGACCCAGAGAGTGCAGATGGCTACATCGTAACCGGATATGATAAGTCAATGTACTTGCCACGCATGGTCTCTTCATCAGACAACATGAATCAAAAGATTGCCGACGCTGATGACTACAAAGAGCGCATGAAGCGAATCGCTTTCTGGTCCGATGAGCACAATTTCATTACCGACGATAAAGGCAATATCATTTCTGAGGACACTTCAAATCCTCTAATGCTAAAGCCTTTTGTCGATATCTCCGCTGACAAAGACTACGAATACTTCTCTAGAACTGGTGAGTCGCTCACTGATTCAACAATCCAGTTCAATGCGATGATGTCTGATCTATTTATGATGGTTCGAATGCAGACCTTCGGACAGGCTTGGTTTAAGGGCTCAGAAGAAATGATCCCACAGAACATTCAGATCGGACCTAATCGCGTACTAAAACTACCTATCAACCCTGACAGACCAACAGACACTGACTTTGGCTTTGCTAATGCTAACGCTGACATCCCTGGTGCGATCCAGGCGATTGAATCTTTCTTGTCTGCATTCTTGTCTAGCCGTGGCCTTGACCCTGCGATTGTAAACACCAAGGGGAATTCAAAGACATATTCATCTGGCATCGAAAGACTACTTGCCATGATTGAAATGTTCGAGCCATCTAAGTCTGATGCTGATGTGTTTAAAGATGCAGAGAAGAAACTCTACAAGATCATTGTTCGTTATGTAAACACATACGCTAACACTGAGTTCTTGCCTAACTTTCCAATCTCATCAATCCCAGAGGATTCAGATGTTGAGGTCGACTTTGTTAAGCCTGAGGTTGTGCAGTCAGAAGAAGAAAAGCTTAATTCTATCAGAAGCCGCCTAGAGCTTGGGCTCATTGACGATATCGATGCAATTGCTAAAGATAGAGGCATCACTCGAGAGGCCGCAGAAGAGGTCTATGAGAAAATCAGACCAAAACAGATTGATCAAGAAGAAGAAGATAGCGGAGAAGTAGAAGATGTCGAAAGTGAAAGTGAGCGAGACAGAACTTAGTCAAGACATTGACTTTGATTCTCTTGCTGGCGCACCAATATCACTAGACCCAGTACTGCAGCGAGAAATTGCTCAGGCTACAATCGACTACATCAAGAACAGAGTAGAGGATGAAAACCTGGGCCTTGGTCGCAAAGCTTTGAAATCACCGTACTCTAAATCATATCAAGAATCCCTAGACTTTGATGCAGCTGGAAAATCCGCAAGCAATGTTAACATGATCTTAAGTGGCGACATGATGGGCTCAATCGATGTGCTTGAAGAAGGCGAAACGGTGAAGATCGGCATCGATAATCCGGCCGTAATGCCAAGAGCCTATGGACATCAGTCTGGTTTCAAGGGTCATCCAAATCCGAAGATGTCTCAATACAAGCGCGAATTCTTTGGGGTCACTGATGATGAGATAAAGAAATTTGTCCTTGCCGATTTCGAAGATGACATCCAAGACCTAAAACAAGGCTTAAGGCCAAATCAAGAGGACAATGAGCTTGCTGCTCTTCAAAACTCCATGTTTAGAAACTTAGGAGACTTATTCGATGAGTCTTAGGTTTGAGGTTAGTCAGGCTTCAGTGGACGCTCTAGAGAGCAACACTCGTGCAGCGTTTGAAAAAGTCATTCGAAACAAAGAGCTTTTAAATGATATCGGCGAGACAATCATCACTGACATCAAATTTCAAACCAGGCGTGGCAATTCAATACCAGGTAAATCAAAATTAAAACCTTTGACCAGCAAATGGATTGAGAAAAGAAGATCAATAGATGAAGCGCAAAACACCGGACAAGCATTCTCGCCAAGAAGATCGAACCTAACAGCGTCAGGACAATTGCTTGAATCTTTGAAGCACAAAATTGTCGGTGCTGGTAAAGTTATTGTTGATGCTACAGGATCAAGGATTCCTTATTTCTACACAACAAAGAGAAAAGGAATTCAGCAGAGAAAGAAAAAGCATGAGCCAACAAACGAAGAGCTTGCGGAATATGTTGCCGAACAAGGCAGACCTTTTCTTGGAATACGCGATGCGATAAGAGATCGTATCAAGCGACAGGTTGTTGCCTTCATACGAAGGTCTAGCAGAGTATTAAATTTAATAAGTAAAAATAAATAAACGCTAACGGAATGCGTTGACATAAATTAACATGGAGGAAAGAATGTCAGAGTCAAAAGACGCCAGTGGTGTCGATCAAGCTGCCAGTGGTAGCGAAGATAAAGTTCAGTACGATACATA